GGGTGTAGTTGGTCAATATGCTCATCAAACATTTCAAGGTGTTTTAGCAACTCTGACCTCTCATCAAATGTGAGAGTCAGATTTACTGTTTTGTTTTCAAGGTTTTCTGTTAGAAATTTAGATTTTCTCATTACTCCTCCACAAATTTGTAGTTGTACTCATCAAGTAGAATGTCTCTGACTCTCTCACGATCAAGTGAGTCTCCATCCCCCCACTCGCAATTTGCAACTCTCTTGTCACTACAACGTGATAGGTAGTGATATGTAGCGGCATAGATGTCTTCTTTGCTTAGTGGTTGCTTAGTCTCTTGATTCATCATAGGGTATAGTGGGTCATTTACTCCATAGAATGAATCAACATAGTTCGCAAAGTTTGTGAGCATATCGTTGAGTTCTGTTGATGATGTTCCTGAGTTCATAAGTCCTCTGTGGTGTATGTACTTATTATAGCAAGTCTAAGTCCTTGCGGTAGTGAATAGGTGCAACTTTTTGAACTGGCACACGCCCATCACTATTTTGATAATGAACATCTAAAATGCGATTATGCACTTTACCAATTATGCCTTCCCCACCTTTGTTTTCGATCACTTCTGCATAAACGTGTTGGTCTAACACATTCTCTAACTCTGTTAATTCATCCTCTGTGAATTGAATTGTAAATACTTTCATTAGATTCTATCTCCTATTGGTTTTTTGAAATCGCAATCTGTGTACTCTTTGATCTCCTCTACTACATCATCATATCCATCATCCCAGTAGTTTTTTGCTTCATCAACAAATTGAACATCTGGCATATTTTCATAATATTGGTCAAGATCATTTGTGACATATTCAACCAAATCTTTAGTTGACATATTATCTACTATTCTCTCAACTAAGAATGATCTTAGTTCCTGTAGTTGGTTATGAGTCATACCAAACTTTTCGTATTTAATTTTGTCGTTTTGGTTCATAGCATTAGGTAGTTTGATTGATAATATCCCAAGTAGAGATAAAGTTTTCTAACCAGTAAACTTGATTACCAGTAAGTCTTCCCTTAGTGTCATCACTATAAAGCAAGTCACTTGCACATCTATGTGGTAATTTGTTTTTCTTACACCAATCTGTAAGAACATCACATAAGAATAACATTTCTTTTGACATATCTACCACTCCCAAAACATAGCATTGAACATAGCAATATTCAAGTAGTCACTCTCGTGTACTCTTACACTACTTGTTTCCATGAACTCATTTGCAAAGTACTCTACATTAACTCCTATTTCATTTGTTGCAGCGAGTACATCCCCTGTCTGTTCATCATTTAATCCTAGTGTTTCAATACAAAACTCTAGGTTGTCGATAATTTGGTCAACTTCGGATTTCATGTGGTGGTTCTCCTTTGTTTATATACTTATTATAATGGATGTAAACTATAAATCTACATCCTGTGTGCCACTAATATTACTGTCCCAAAACGCCTTGCTAAGTTGCTCTTCGAGGTAGTATGCTTCATCTTCTCTGGCATTTGCATCTGTAATTCCATCAACTGTCTGTCTAACGTGGGTAAACTCATGTATCAAAGTTTTTACATATTCTTTTATGTCAAGTCCATTATGAACATGAATTAAAAATTCTCCGTCATTGTCCTGACAAAATCCCATCGCAAACTCTCCATCAAGGTCAACTTGATTGATCTCTATTTCTTTGTCCTTGATAACTGGAAATAGTTTAACTATCCAATCTACTAATGGAAATGTGACATCCTTATTTGGGTCAACTTTCCAATCCCCTGATGTATATAAAGTCATTGATAGAATAAATTGTTGATTATTAAATTTGATACATTGACTCCCCAATGTAGGAATACAACAAAGGAAATGATGAATACCAACTTCTCCTTTGCTGTCATGTTCTTTGCCATATTTATCTCATATTAAATTGTCTTTTTAAAGATGTGACCATAAGTGTAATCAGAACAATCACAATCAATTTCAAAGTAATCCTCTGAAAGTTTGTTCTCCCATATATCCTTATAATCAATCGTTACCCAATTTGGTATGTCCTTTGTGGTTTTATCCACTTCATTAACATAGTAAAATGCAAAGTCCTGTCCTGTTTCAAAGTGACCTTCGTACATATCTTCAAAGTTTTCAAACTGTGATGCGTCAAGGTCAAAATATAATCCGAAGTTTTCAACTAACTCTGTGCCATAGTCATCACAAAGTCTGTTGTATGTTTCATAATGTTCTACAAACTCTTCCTCTGAATAATTATGAATGAACCTACACATTTCGTTGTAATCCCAATTATAAAGTGTATTATAATCGTCAAGATACTTCTGTGTTAGTTCTTGCATTTGTCCTGTTGGTTTTCCCATAATCCTCTGTGGTGTATATACTAATTATAGTACCCCTACAATAAATTGTAAGGGTTAATGTGCCAGTTTAATAACTGTCACTAAAGATCGCATAACCGATTTGTGTATAGTCATAAGATAGTGCATTATCCCATGTTTTTTGCCAATCTATCTCAATCCAACTAGGCATATCCCTTGACACATATCCACAATCTGATGCAATCATTTCTGCAAATTCTGCACCACTATCATATTGTCCTTGATACATTTCATCAAAATGCTCTATAGTATCCACATCATAATGTTCTGCAAATTCATCAATTAAATTTTGGTCATATTCCCTTACTAATTCTTCGTATTTTTCATAGTAAGTTAGGAAATAATCCTCTCCATGATTTTCAATAAACTCATGTGCTAACTCGACATCATAAACCTCGTCAAGTAATTCTTGTGTTTCTTCGGATAAAGTTGTTTTAGTCATGTGTTTGTGGTGTATGTACTAATTATAATACCCCCTACAATAAATTGTAAGGGGTCTTGTGACACTAATTAAACTGTCTCTGGTTCTGGTATTTCTACGTTTCTGACGTTTACACTAACAATCTCTTCGTAGTTTTCATCCATCTTATGACTTATTGCATAACCTTCCCATCTGTCCTTGACAAATACATAGGAATATTCTTGCCAACTGTCTATTCTTGAAAAGTCATCAAAGTTTTTACTGAGAACAGGTGCTTCATCTTTTCCACCATAGTATGTGGGTTTTGGGTCTGCGATTGGTGTAAATTCTCCTGTCTCTACATCAAACTTACTATCAGACCAACAGTTTGACATATTGCCACCATCTATAAGTTCGGCAACTTTCTCATAAGTATTGTAGTGTTCTTTAAGAGTAACACCTAATCCCTCTGGGTATCCATCAAAATGATGATATACTGAGAGAATTGAATCGTCAGGTAATAGAATACCTATTCTTGCCCTAGTTGACATAATAATGTGGTGGTTGTATATTGGGTGCGAGAAACAAAAACAAAAGGCGGTAGTTTGGTACGCACTTGATTTTAACTACCATTAAGTTGTTTAACTAGTATTACCAGAAACACCTTAGTTTTGTTTCCCTATTATTAATATAGCATAAAAAAACCCTCTGTGCAAGAGGGTGTGACAGTTATTTAATCGTCATATACAAGACATTCTGGTTCGTCTGGGTGCATTTCGCAAAAGAGTTCCAAGACATTCGGGTCGTGATGATCGCCTGCTTCGATTTCATCGTGATGATGATCGACATACTCTTCTAAATCATGCAACTCATCTTCAATGTGATGTCGCATAGGTTCAGAGGTGCTAGGGTCAGCAAGAATGTCCTTATCCTTTTGAATATGGTCTTCGATTGTTTTCATAGTGACCTCCTATATTCTACATTACTATTTATAATCTAGCACTACTATTCAACTCTTGCAAGATATGTTATTGTTCTGACATATCCCAATGCCACTTGATATGTTTGATATAATCAAATGTGCAAGACATATCTGCATCACAATTTATATCGTACTTTCTATCACATAAAAAATTTCTTAATTCTTGTATAGAATTAAAAGAACCCTTATGGATATAATCTTCATCATACAAATGATACTTCATCATCTTCTTTTTGCTTCAAGTTTTACTGCTTTTTCAATAACTTCTTGCACTTCTTTAGATGTCAAATTATTCATCCAAGACCACTCAGGGTCTTGCTTATCCCACTCTGCTGTGTATGAACCATCTTTATTCTGATTGATTTTCAACGAGTCTTTTTTCTTCATTTTTTAGATTTTTTCTAATTTTTTTGGCATATAAAATGTCTGCGGAACTATACAAATCAGGGTTCAACTTTGCTCGTTGTATCAACACTTTCGCTGCTTTTTTGTCTTTCATTTGGATTGACTTGATTGGATTTATTTTGCGAATAAGTATTTATACTCTTGATAGTTTGTTCAATATCGTATAATCTATTTTGTGCATTAATCATTTCATCTTGCAATCTTTGTATTCTCTCGTTGTCTGCTTGAAGCAAGTTCTCGATCATCGTAATCTCCCCTGTCATCGGGTCTTTCATACCATGCTCGTACTTTTCTTCTGGACTCAAACGAGTTCGATAAGGATATACCCAATCTTCAATCTCGGATACAATTACCCAAATAAATTCTCGTACCTTAAATAGTATCTTCATTTTTATCTCGTACATCATATTCAATCGTAATAACTTTCGATTGTTTTCCTTCACTATTCCCATACACATTATGAGTAATTTTTCCTCGTAGTTGTTGTGCAATAAAATCTAACTCACTTAGTAATCTAGATTCTAATTCGATAACTGGGTCGTGGTGTCTGTCAACTTTCATAACACTATCTTTTCTCCTATTATAAAACCCCTGACTTAAAAAGTCAAGGGTTATGAATTACTATTAAGGTGGTTTGAAATACTTAAACATTTGTTTACCCTGCTTATGTTTACTTAGTTAATTAATACCTCCTTACAGATACGTTTGCAAATGTGTTGACTTTCATCACATTCTATCAGGCACTCGTAGTATTCTGTGATTAAATCGTTATGCGGATTATCTTTCTCTCCCGCTAACTGGTTGTATGAAATTAAGTTGTGCATGAATGAACCCTATAAAAAACAATTAAGTGATGATAACAAAAAGGGGTTTAGAGCATTTGTGTTCTCCGATAAACTTAAAATTATTTAGTAAATTATGTTTGTATTTTCGGATACTTTGTAATAAAAATTTATGCCTACTCCCCTAGTGTATGTACGATAGGTTTCTCATTCAGTAGTATATCATACAACAACTTATCACTCGCTGATGATACTGGTATAAATTCATACTTTGCATCAAATCCCTCTTTTCTAATTGCCTGATTGATGACGATTGAACCTGTATCTCCTGATACTGAACGATGATAAGTATGTGTTGGAATCATCAAAGCGCCACTCTGACGATTCAAATGTACGATATGATATGGGTACTTCCAATCAAAGTTTACCAGTTCAAATGTCCTCTCTCCTGATACAACTCGATTATGATCTATTTGATATTTGTGTATATAAAACTGTTTTGCTCCAACTAAATCATCAGGTGGGGATATTGCTGTACCAGTATGAACTACGAGGTCAGATGCGTTAGATTTTTCAACTGATATATCATAGAATATTACATCCTCTGTTTCCCGAAATACTCTATGTTTACGAAATTCAACTTCACTCATTTATCGCCATTTAGTTAAAGGTTTTGTTCCTATTAATTTTGATGTCTCTATATCATCACTCTCGTCAGGATTCGTATGGTATGTAACTTCTTTTAAAGTTTTAAGATATTTTAAAACGTGTTCTCTTATCTCCATCAACTCATCATAACACCCCTGATTATGAGCGCATCCACGCAAATCGTGGTCAGGTTTCAATACGGACTCTGTGAATAAATCTAATGCTCTCTCATATTTTTGAGATGGTGTCTCATTTTTGTCGATTGAGTTTTGATCGTGCATCTTTCTTCTCCTTTTGAATACCCTTTTTTATGTATATCATAGCATATTCAAAGTTTTTTGCAAAGTGTTCTACTACACCATTATGTACTATAGCAAACTTTCTACCATCAGACGGAACTGCCGCCCACATACCATCTTTAGTAACATACCCACTCGGTTGTCCAACCTTCGGGTCTAGTAAAGATGGAAATGTAGTCGGATAGAAAGTTTGATAATTTTGTTTTCTTGCCACTAGAAAACAGCATTAACACTAATAATTCTAGCATTTGGATTTCTTGCAAGTGCAACTTGTCTTGCTTCTTGATAGTCAACTGCTCTTACCTCTTCGGTAAAAACTTGACCTGCAACATAGAGTTCTACTTTGACTCTCATTTGTGATTCTCCTTTTGAATTGATTGGGACTTACAGAACGTAATTTCTCTGCTGAACAAAGACAACCATAGATTCTTGCCCTAAGTTAATTAACTTATGTACTTATTATATAATGTCTAGTATGTTTATGGTGGGTTCTTGTGACACTTCTTGAACTGGATGATAATCTTGTATTCTTTTCTGAATTAAGTTACCATAGTCTTTATTGAGTTCACACCCAATATAATAACGATTAAGTGACTTTGCTACTGCCGCTGTAGTTCCTGCACCCATGAATGGGTCAAGTATTGTGTCTCCTTCTTCACTCCCTGCTAATATGCAAGGTTCGATTAAGTCAGGTGGATATGTGGCAAAATGTGCTTCTTTGTATGGTTTTACTGTGACTGACCAAACAGATCGTTTATTCTTCCTGTCATAAGACTTGGTAAGACCACTATGAGGTTGTAAGCCAGTACCAGTATTATGGTACTTACCTTTTGTGCGGTCTCTTGTTCCCCAATCTTTTTTAACTGGTTCTTTGATTGCTTCGTTGTCATAAAAATACTTTCTGTTTTTGCTGAATAGGAAAATGTATTCATGTGATTTAGTACATCTATCCTTCACACTTTCTGGCATCGGATTAGGTTTATGCCAAATTATATCCTGTCTTAAATACCATCCATCATTACGCATAGCAAATGCAAACATCCAAGGGATTCCGATTAAATCTTTTTCTTTTAATCCTTCTAATTTGTTTCCACGTTTGTTACATTCATCAGGTAAATCTTGTTTAGTTTTAGAAACAGATTGTTTCGGATATGATTGACCTTTGCCAGGTCTATAGTTATAATAACTATCTCCTAAGTTTACCCACAAAGTTCCATCATCAGTTAATATGTTTCTAACTTCACGAAACACACTTACCAAAGATTCAATATATTCTTCTGGTGTTTCTTCGAGTCCTAATTGACTATCTTGTCTAACCGCACCACATAGAGGGCAAACACTTTTAAAGATATAGTCTCCTACACTTCCCATGTCATCGTGATTTTTATGCCCTGTGATACAATTAGAACCTTGCTTACCTACCTTTCGATGTTTACAATTAGGGTCTCCTCCTATCCACGTTGCTGTGCCATAGTCACGCAATCCGTAGTATGGTGGGGATGTCACACAAGTTCTAGCACTCTGAGGTAGAAATGCACTCAAAGTTTCCTTGCAATCTCCAAATAAAATAGTGTCCTTCATCTTAATAAGATAGTTACTTTACTAATTGCTATGGTCATTAAAAAACATAACATAATAACAACATCGAATTGTTTATGTTTGATATAAAATGGCATACAAATTAAATCTGCTACAACGTGTATCATAGCACCATAAAGTGTTGATATGTGTAGTATAACAAAATATGCACAAATAATCAATACCGAACCAGTAATCCTACCAACAACTAATAAATTCATTATGTGTTTACAACTGACGTTGCCGCCTCTCCTTTGTTGAATATAGTATCAACAACTGCTTCGACCTTTCTTGCGGTTGATATACCCACGTTAGAATAAACTGGAATACATACAAGTCCAAATACTTTGTCTGCATTACCCTTACGAATAACTCTACCGATTGTCTGTGAGATGCCTATGTAATCCATTGATCTCATAAACAATACTGCTTCAAGACCATTGACATTGATACCCTCTGAGAGTATGCTATGGTGCAATACAACAAACTTTTTGTCTGTTCTACCCCACTCATTAAGAGTATCAAAGAATGTCTCTCTGTCAACCTTCTCTCCATCAATAACCGCACCTGTCTTTGATGTGATATACATGTATGAGTAACCACGAATAGCAAGTTGCTTCACAAAGTCTGTCTGTGATACAAGTGCAACAATCTGTCTGGTTGACTTCGCACATATCAATACTTTGTCTTTGTCAAGATTGTCAATCGCCTCAACCATTTGCTCGTTGTCTCTGTCTGCAACTAACTCATCCTTTTTAAGTATTCTTGAACGATAGACTTCTACCTTTGGTGGTAGAATGTATCCTTGCTTGACAAGTCTTGGTGCAGGGATTTGACATATCACATTACCATAAGTCTTGGTGTGGTTCATACCTGCTTTCTCTGTGGTACGACTATGCTTTGGTGTTGCTGTAAAGAAGTAGCATCTATCTGCATTTCTTGAGAAGTGTTCGGTAGCAGGGTAAAAGTTTTTCTGTACTGAGTTGTGTGCTTCATCAAAGTAGATAGTATCAACTTCAATATCAAGTGAGTCTGATATTCTGTGTAGTGAATGATATGTAGTGAATATAAGTAAGTTCTCTGTGCTATTGTGATACCAGTATTCTAACTCATCTGTCTTTGTTGTACTCTTGTGATGTGTCTCTCCACTATGAACGTGAATGACCTCTACATCTGTGATGAACTCTAAGAACTCTGATGATAACTGGTTAGCAAGTAGAATACGAGGTGCAACTACAACAATAGTCTTTGGTAAACTATTCTGTGCAAATCTTCTCTTGGCATCTTCAATCATACACATAGTCTTACCACCACCAGTAGGAACAATAACCTGTCCTTTTCTGCGTAGTCTCATCTTCGCAAGTGCTTCGTTTTGATGTGGTCTTAGTTGCATAGTATTTCGTTTGATATACCTATCATAACATAAAAAAACCCCCTGTGTAGGGGGTTGTGACACTTAATTAATTG